GCCGGTTTTCACTCCGGATCCACAACACTTATAGTGCGTGAAGTTTTGTGTGCATTCATCATGCTTGCTTTTACTTAAAAACATAAAGCAGAAGTTTTAATGGTATTCAAACCAATGCATCAATTCTTTACCTGGTGCATAAGGCATCCAACAAGGTTTAAACTGTGTTTGGAGCACAGTCACTTTTAATTGCGCCTAAAAGTGTAAAAGGGCACTCTTTTGTATAATAGGTAGAGCCTGAACCTAGAGTTTTATATTATAAACTCATAAAACTGTATTTCATCTCAGTGGGTAGTGTTACAAAAACGCATTTCCTTGAGAACCCATAAAAGAGCTGTTGCATTAAATAGCTACAACTCGCAAGTCTACTTGAAAACTTGCTGTTCCTCCTGCAAAGATAACTTCAGCCACAACACTAACATTGTCTGTTCCGTCACTTGAAATAAAAGCAGAACATGTCATATCAGTGTAAGCCAATTCGGCTGCTGGTCCTATTACAAAGGCTGATGTGGCCCCAGTGATGGCAGCTCCATTCTTTCGTATCTCTACGCTTCCTGCTGAAAAGAAAATTCCAGCACTTGTGAAACATTGACATCCTACATCAAGTAGGTAATTTCCTCGTGGCAAAACTATAGAAGTTATGCCAGGTCCAGTTTCTAAAGATAAACCGTTTACAACATCATTTTGAGGGTTGTTCCATACGGCTTGGGTCGCTGTGGTTGTAATTATACTTTGATTTCCTGCTGTATTATACACCATTGAGACATTGTTGTTTGCTGGTGCTGAATTGTCATTGTCCAAAACAGGAACCATAAGGTCACAAACGTATCGAACTCTTAGTTCTCCTACTTCTGCATTCACGGGTATACCTTGTGTAGCAATGTGGAGATTACCTATGTCGTAAGTTTTAATATCTGACCCTCCAGGCAATCCACCTTTTCTAACAAAGAGACCTAAAGTGCTAGGTCCTCTCATTTGTGATGGTGAAATAGCCAACGTGAAATCCTCACAAGGCATTGCATCCCTATGTGGAATAGTATCTTCCATTGCTTGTTTATTTGCAGGCGGTCCATCAGAAGCATCAAAATCAACTGACATGATAACTTTTCCTTGTTGTCCGGCTGGAGCATATTCAGAAACGATTCTCTTATAATAGAACTCGAGTTTCCTAAATCTATAACGCTCCCATTGTGCAGCCTGTGAAGACAACCAAGGAAATGTGCTAACTTGGCCAGGATTAATTGAGTAAGAACTAACATTGAAGTTAGGTTGTGAGGCAACAACAATTTGCCCCACATACTCATCATTTGATACTGTGGTTGAACGCTGTTTGGTTTGTCCAAAAGAGGTGGGTCCTCTTCCTGTAACTTTGCCACGAAAGGCGCGTTCCTTTCCTCCCCCCCCTCTTCGGTTACGACGTCTTGGTTGACGTCTGGGTCCAATAAATTTGGTTTGTGGTCTTTTTCCTTTCCCTTTCTGTGGGCCTCGTCGTCTCTGACTTCTTTTCTTTTGTTGTTGTACAATAACTGTACTCATAACGTTTCTGTTATCAGGCTTTATTAATTTTTCTTGCGTCTCCTGATAACTTTGTGGTCGTATATCACGAGATGTACCTGTAAAAAGACAATAGTACATTGTGTCTGTAAAGATTCCAGCTTTCGCTATTATCCATTTTGGATCGTCTATCAAGACTCGATCATATTCAGACAAAAGCCATTGTATAAACAAATGGCAAAATTCCCTAAAAGGAATATCAGTCCAGCCTATTTGCAATAAATTTGTGCATCGTTGTAATGATGTAGCTGGTGTTATTTGTTTTTGTGGAGCATGTAGCAATGAACTCATTAATTTATCTCTAGAGTACAAAGGTAAAGCATGACCTTTGATCATCACTGTGTGTGCAGATAAAAAGTCTAGTTCTATTGCTGGTCTGGGCTGCATTGAATCAGTTGTTGTTGTTATTCCCACCTCTTTCCAGGTTTCAATAACAGTAAATGCATTGAAAAATTTATGTGCAACGTCAGACACTGTCCAAGTATTATCATCACCAACAAGTGCTTTTGATGTATGATCATTAAACATCTTATACGAGCAATATTCCTTAGGTGCATTCGTAATCCATGCATAAGCTAGCAGTGTGTGCAAAATAAGTGTATTATCAGTAACAGTATTGGTGCACCCTGATGGCATTCCTAATTTCTTCATAACCATTACTCCTTCAGGTGTTATAATCAACGTATGTATAATATTTCGATAGTAGGTGATTAACCTCTGGTGATTTTCCGGTGTTTTGAATTCCTCTGCATAAAAGCGCCAGCGGAGTTTAGCACACCCTAGAATCAAAAATTCCCTAAGGGAACTATCATATTGTGACTCGTCTAGAGCGTAACCGTTTTTAAAGACGTTAAGTTTACGAAATAGTTTGTCCCAATTTCCTTTCAATGGTGACATTCCAATAGACGAACTTGTAACAGTATGAGCATCATACATTTTCTCGTTTTGATCAACAAAAAGACGTGTGCCTTGAACCGTTCCATCCACTGCAAAAGCAGTAAAAGTTCGTTGTGAATTTTCTAAAATTTTAAGATGTGGTCTTAATTCCTCTTTTAAAGAGGAGGTCGCTATCGTTGTCCAACAAGGATCAACTCCTAAAAGCTCCCAATCTTCTTCTAACCACTCCATAATTGTTTGATCGTTGTCAAATAATTCACGTTTTGTTTTATAAAATCTATTAAAAGGAAAACCACAAGATGTGGACATATCCAATCTTTCAACTGCTTCCTTCAGTGTAACAATAATTGAATTAGACATATAAGGAGCAAAGTGGCTCTCAGTCCATCGCCAAGCTCTATTCATATTTAAAATTTGTGTTTCTGTTAACAATGTTTCAACCTTTCCATACTTAGCTAGTGATTTATAAGCTGCATCCTCATTAGGGATGGGTAATTTCCATTCCGGACTTATTTGTATATGTTCTTGATCTAAAAAGATCTTAACTTGTGGATCAATTCCACGCCGA